ACGGTATAAGAGAGCAAGTCATCCAAGACCTCGCCGCTATACCCATTTTGAAGAATGTTTACTGTATCTGCCATTTTTCGATTGAGTTTACTTGTTTACTGTTGAATCTCAGCCGACTGGCGGATACTCTCCGCGCGAGGCACTCGCTGCCTCCGGCACGTCAATTAAAGGAATTGAACGGAAACCTTAGAGCTTCCCGAACTTGAAGTTTTCGCCGACAACCTCGTTAACCTTCTCGGCCATCATCTCCTCTGCGGTCTTGGCAGCAGTGGCGGCAGCCTGAACATTCTCGGGGTCTTTGGCAATCTCTTCGGAGATCTTCTCGCGTGCAGGGATAGATGCGAGCGTGCTCTCTGCAAGCGAGAGGTTCGCCTCTGCCATCTTGACCCACTCGGCCTTTGCCTCACGGTCAATCTTACCTGCGTTGATTGCATCCTCGACAAGCGTCTCGATGCGGGCTGCCATCTCCTCCTTCTCCTTCTTTTCATAGGTCGAGAGTCTAGATGTTGCCTCCGAGAGCTCCTTCTGCAAGTTCTGGATGGTCGCCTCCTTACCTGCAATGATGGTCTGGGCATCGCTGAGCGACTTTTCAGACTCCTTGTACTTGGACTCAATGGTCGCCAACTCCGAGATGCGGGCCATTACATCCTTGACATCACTGTCCTTCATACCGAGTGAGGCTGCTATCGCCCCGAACTCGAATCCTTGTGTTTTGTTTTCGTTAGCCATATCATTTGCTGTTTGATTAAGAGTAGGTATACTATTTTCAAAAAGTTTATTCTCGGCACTAACTCGGCTCATTAACTTCTGAATTGCCGTGGTATCGGTCATCGAGGCAACCTCGCTGTGCACCTTCTCGCATAGCTGCTTAGAGGTGTGGATAATGTTCTCGGCAGGGATAATACCTGCCTTCACAGCCGCCTGGGCATCGAAGTAGGTGCCGTCTCTACCAGCCTCGCCATCCATAATCGCTCGCACATGCTCGGCTTTAAGCCCGAACCGTTTGCGGTAGATGGTCTCAATCTGCTTGGTGAATGCCTTGACCATCGCCTTGGTATCTACATCCATATCCTCATCCGAAGGCATCATCGGGTTATGAATCATCAGGATTGCATAGTCACGCATAAGTGAGCGTCTGCCTGCTGCCCAGATGATTGAGGCCATAGATGCTGCCACGCCCTCGATGACGCACTCGGTATCGACCTTTGAGTTAGCGATAGTCGAGTATGTAGACATACCATAGAGCACGCTGCCACCTTCAGAATTAATAAGTACGCGTATGCACGAGGGACGAATGACATTCTCAAGGAAGTCAAACTCATCGTTAAAGCGCGATGTGTTCTCCTCGGTAACGCTACCGAAGAATCGAATCGTAGCGGGAGCATCTGCCTTAACCTCGTCGACTACATATTGAAGTGTATTGATATCCATTGGACTCTCTTTTGGATAAGAGTAGTAGTGTTAAAATAAAAAGGTTTACTCATCGTCAGGAATTTTATCCTCGACCTCAACAGATGGCTCAAACCCTGTTGCCTCATCGTATGTCGGTGTGCTGTGCTGACCGTGGCTGTCGGTGTCGTGCTGCGGAGCATCACTATGCTGCGTAAATGGTGGCATAACAAGATAGCGTTTCACCCAATCGCGGTATTTCCAAGCCGAGTACTCACGGAACCATACCTCATAGTCTATCCAGTACGCCTGAAGCATATTGGTGGTAAGAGGCATATCGAAGTATGTAAGGTTGCATCGCTCGTTGAGTGCCGGTTCTCGATTCTTGGCATCTTGAATTGCTACATTGAGTCGCTGGAAGACAATGAATGGGTCACACTCGCGCTCCGGATCCGAGTTGTTGAGTGTGTTGAGAATAAAGCGCACACGCATTGTTGCCCGGCCCTCACCAATACGCTGCTGTGCCACGAGGTAACGCACATTGACAAAGTGTATGAAGATCGCAGGGAAGGCAATCTCATACTCCAAGTTCTCGCTACGGATAAGACGAGTGAACTGGCCGTTGTCAATAGCGATGGTCTTGAAGAGAGGTGGTGATGTGGGGTCATCGGGATCTTCACGCACAGTGAGAATGGCACGACGCACAGCATCGTACATATTCACAAAAGGGTTTTCGGATACCTTCTCGGGAACACTCTCTGCGGGAGGTGCTTGCTCCTCTGTCTGCGGTTTGTTATGCTTATCTTTTATCATTTCGGGAATCCTTCAAAAATCATATCTACAAGACCGTTGATGTGGTCTTCAATGTTGGGTGAGAAACCTATAAACTGACGATGTACGGGGCGGCGTGATGAGTATTGGTTCACGGTGTATAGTCCAAATTTCGGGTCCGTGTTATGCATCGCAGCGTAGTTCTTGTACTTGCCTCGCTTCTTACCTCGCTTGCCTCGGATGTAGGAACTTACCTCCGTAGTCCAAATATCGTAGTGAGTGGTACGACGAAAGCCTCCCTTGCCGTGAAGTTTACCAAACTCCAATGAGCGACCTCGCTCTCCCTTGATGCTTCTTGACAGCGTGCCGGTATCAACCATCGTGGGGTGAGTGAACTTCTTTCCCCACTTCGATGTGCGGGCGGGCCATTTACTACCGTTAAAACCACCTCGCTCAAAAGAGGATTGAAACTGCTGCTTGGCATATTCACCCGCCGCCGTAACAAAGTCCTGGGCATTGTAGAAGAGTTTGCTTCCTAACATTCGGTAGTTACCGTTTCGCCACTGGGCACAGAACTGGTCAATCGTTATCTTGCTCATAGAACTTCGATTTTAGGCGTTTGACAATCTTCTGTACAAACTCAGGCAGTGGCTTATCAAAGTAGCGATGAGCATCAGTAAAGATTCTGCCACCCGTTGCAAGGCTCTCGCGAAAAACAGGATCGACCATCGAGCGACACTTGTCAATACTCAATGATGCTCGTACTCCTGCAAAGCCATTGGCAATAAGATAGCACCTACATCCCCATTCAATGGGCGGTATCAACTCTGCCGGAAACTCCGACTTGCGGTACGATATGCCTTCGAGGGATAGATGCCACGGGCGCACGCGCTCGTCCCCCTGCGTCATATAGGTAATAACAGACTCGGCATTTACAGCCATCCACCACGCAGCCATCTTTGCGGCAAAGAGCACTTGCTCATTCTCCGCCTCAGCATAGGTGAGGTTATACTGCTCACAGATTGTTTCGTAGTCGAGCAAGCACTCCTCACTAACCTCTTCGGGTAGTTCACTTACCATTGTTATCTCCTCGGCTGCTGCAAAGTCAATGAGGTTATCAATGGCAGACACGAGTATTTCGTGTTGCTGTCGCTCACGCTCTGTCGTGAAGTTGTTGTGATTACGCAGTATGCTCAATGCCTCATCAAAGTCCAATGCCAAACCTCTCAATGCTCGGTCAATCAGGAATGAGCATCGATGAGTTATGATATCCTCTATGATATCCTCTCGTTCGGCACTGTTCTCCCAGTGATGGATAAGTCTGCGGAAAGCATCTCGAATAACCTCATACTCCCGTTGCGTTTCACTCTCTTGCCCCTTTTTTGCTTCAATATCAGGGAGCGGAAGTTGGGCTACGACTTCGCTCCCAGAAGAAAATTTGCCACTTGTGAGCCACGCTGTCTGCCGTAACGGCGGTAATACTCTTCATCGGACATTATACCTCGGTCATTGTGGCTCACACCGGGCGTAACACCTCCCGTGCCTCCAACGCCTGACATCACATTGAGTTGCTTACCCACATTGATACCGAACTCCTTCTCTATCTCATCGGCAGATACTTCGTACTTATCCGTGATGAGTGAGTAGAGTTTGATGCGGTCCTCGTTGTTCATGTCAATGCGGTTAGAGTATTTGAACTCCAACCCAGCAGGGATATAACCCATAGCAACAAGGCGAGGCACAATCTCCTCGTTCATTATGTTTTCGATGTATCGGCGATAGACCTCGATACGCTCACGGAAGATATCCTGATGAGCCTTTGTAGAGCCCACATAGGACTGCATACCACCTGCCATAGACTCTGAACCCAACACAAGGTTTGCCACCTCGCTGTTTACAAACTCTATAAGACCTGTATATATCTTCTCCGAGTTCGACATCGTGAAGGTCTTGATATCAACCTCATCCTCGATACCCGTTACCACAACCTTGTTCTGAGCAGCATTAGCAATCTCGTTAGCCAATCGCTTGCGGTCTGCATTGCTCTCCGATACGGTCTTTCCGTGAATGATGGGCTGACCGTAGGTGTGAGAGAAGTTTACATAGTTGGCTACAGTAAACTTCTTGGCAAGGATAAGAGGCGTTGTTGCTGAGAAGAGTCCGAGGTCGCCTGACGATATAAGCACATAGTTGCGCTGGTAGGCAGGATTACGCAAATCCCAATGTGGTTCCCAGATGCCTTGACGCTTGAGTACCGCCTTCTGGTCAGGAAGCACATTACGACGCTCAATGCTGTTTACCTCTGCAAGTTTCCCGGTCTTCGGGTCGATGGTAGGCATAATCTCCAACAATGTGTAGCCATATAGTTTCGACTCCACAATGCCCTTGATGATTTTATCGAACTGAGAGCCCTGAATCTTCTGGGTATTCTGCACATCCTTGATGTACTTTCCCTTCTCGTTCACGCGGGCAAGCATATACCTATCACCGAGAATCTGGCTCTCCAAAGTCTCGATTACGGAGCGTATATGT